TGACATTTCACTGGTTTTGACCGGTAAGGGTGTCGGTGGTTTAGTTTCTGTAAGTGGTCGTGATGTAGTTGGTTATCAGTTGGCTAATTATCTTATCGATAATATTGCAGAGCGTCGAAAAGATTGTGTAGTATTCTGTTCGCCTAACAAAGATGCCGTAGTTAATAATACTTCAGATATTACTGAAGATGTTGTAGATTTCCGTAATCAACTACGTTCATCTTCATATGCTGTATTGGATAGTGGATACAAGTATATGTATGATAAGTACAATGATGTTTACCGATGGATTCCCATCAACGGTGACATCGCTGGTCTTTGTGCATATACTGATGACTCTCGCGATCCTTGGTGGTCACCTGCTGGTTTCAACCGCGGCAACTTAAAGAATGTTGTAAAGCTCGCTTGGAACCCTAAGAAAGCAGAACGTGATATTCTTTATAAGAACGGTGTCAACCCAATCGTTAACTTCCCTGGACAAGGTATCGTAATGTTCGGTGATAAGACGCTACTTGCTAAGCCTTCAGCGTTCGATCGCATCAACGTACGTCGCCTCTTTATTGTTCTTGAGAAAGCGATTGCTACTGCTGCTAAGTTTACTCTCTTCGAATTCAACGATGAATTCACACGAGCAAGCTTTGTCAACCTCGTGACGCCTTATCTACGAGATGTGCAGGGTCGCCGCGGTATTACTGACTTTACGGTTATATGTGATGAGACGAACAACACTGGTGAAGTTATCGATCGTAACGAGTTTATTGGTGATATCTACATCAAACCAGCTCGAAGCATCAACTTCATCCAGCTCAACTTCGTCGCTGTACGCACTGGCGTAGAATTCTCCGAAGTTATTGGGAATTTCTAATAAATAAGATAAATAAGAAAAAAACAGGAGAATAACAAATGGCATTTAGCGTACAGAACTTCAAGTCAGCGGCTCTCAGTCAGGGTGGGTATCGTCCCGCCCTGTTTGAAGTACAAGTCACGACTTTGGGTGAAGAGTTCAATCTGCTGTGCATGTCATCGCAAGTTCCTTCATTCACGACAGGTATTATTGAAGTTCCCTACTTCGGTCGTAAAGTGAAGATTGCTGGTGACCGAACATTCGCAGAATGGACTACGACTGTAATGATTGAAGAAGACTTCAGCCAACGCGCAGTACTCGAAGAGTGGGCCCGAAAGGTAAATGATGGTCCTTCTAACATTCGATCCTACGGTTCACCTGAAGACTATAAAGAAGATGCTACTATCAAGCTTTATGGTAAGACTGGCTCTAAGCTTCGTGAGTATACTCTCGTTGGTTGCTGGCCTTCAGATGTCGGTACTATTGAATTGGATTGGAACACTACTGATACGATCGGTACTTATACGGTCACTTGGTCATTCGACTACTTCAATCCCGGTTCCTAATCCGGTCCGCCTTGACTAATCAATAGAGGGGATATAAATAACTATATCCCCTTTATTTCATCGGAGATAATGAATGGACCTTTTTGGATTTGAAATAAACAGGAAGAAGGAGCAGAAAGAAGCTGAAAAGCGGATCTCCTTCGTTCCCCCTTCTAACGAAGACGGCGCGTTAACCGTTGCCGCAGGTGGTGTCTATGGCACCTACGTTGACCTCGATGGTTCAGTCCGAACCGAAGCAGAACTTGTTAATAAGTATCGAGCCATCTCGTTCGATCCGACTATTGACATGGCCATCGCAGAAATTTGTAACGAAGCAATCGTTGAAGACAGCGATGAAGATACCGTCTCTATTGTATTAGATGATGTAGAACAACCAGACAGAATCAAAAAAACTATACAAGAAGAATTTGATAACGTTCTTCAATTACTTGAATTCAATCGTCTGAGCTACGAATTATTCCGACGTTGGTATGTAGACGGTCGTCTATACTACCACGTTCTTGTTGATGAGAACAAACCTGCAAAAGGTATTGTCGAAGTACGATATGTAGATCCTCGTAATATCAAGAAAGTACGAGAAGTCAAGAAAGAAAAAGATAAAAAGACTGGTGTGACTATCGAGAAGGTGATCAATGAGTATTATATGTACTCACCGTCTGGTTTCTTGAAGCGTACGGGTTCATTAACTGGATCTACAATGAATAGCTACGGCTCTTCAGGTTCAGCATCAGCTGAAGGTGTGAAGATTGCACGAGATGCCGTAGTATATTGTACTTCAGGTTATCAAAGTCTTGATAACAAACTTATTCTTTCTCATTTGCAAAAAGCAATTCGACCTCTTAATCAGTTGCGTTCGTTAGAAGATTCGTTAGTCATCTATCGTATTTCACGAGCACCTGAGCGTCGAATCTTTTATGTAGATGTTGGTGGTCTGCCTAAAGCTAAAGCAGAACAATACCTCGCTGACATCATGACCAAATTTAAGAATAAG